CGCTGGTGTTTTAACCTATGCGTATGGTTCACGTGTTGTCTATACTACTGATGTAAAACCGTGTGATGTGATTGCCGATGCCTTCTTGAAACGTTATGTTGCGTGCACTGGATGCACAGATCTTGAAAAAGATCTTGTGGCCGAGGCGCGTGATAAGTACTTAAGAGTTGGTACCGGTGGTGATATGGAGTTTGTGCTGTCTGATTTTATGAAACCCGTTCCTGTCGGCTGTATTAGCGGCGGTGAGCGGTTGTTACACATTTTTGTAAACCGTTTTATTCGTGATGTTGATGTGATTTCTTATGAGGAAGCCATTGATTTCATGACCGAGAAAACTAGTAGTCCTGGTTGGCCCTACACTGAGATGGGCTATCATTCAAGAGCTGAGGTTCTTGAGGATGGCCAAGCGGTGCGTTATGCCAAAGAGTTTGAGGAGTCTGGTTTGCATGGTCTTTGGACTGGTTGCCTTAAAGAGGAGGTGTTAAAGCGCAAAAAGTTTGAGTCTGGACATACTCGCTTTTTTGCGTGTTGCCCCATTCACACACAAATAGTACTTTTGCGATATTGTGCGCCATTCAATGCTGCTATGATTGAGTGGAGTCGCCAGGAGGTGTGGCCTTTCTATGTGGGAAGGTCGCCTTTCGCTGGTGGTTGGAATCGTTTGTGTATACATTTGGATAAAGGTGCTGTGTTCTCCTTAGATGAAACTTTGTGGGATACTACACTCTCACGAGAATTGTTCGCGGCGTTGTATCGTGTAAGGAATAGCGCATTTCGTGTACCGTTGTCGAATGACAAGCTCTACTGGTTGGTTGATGAAGTGGTTTCCACTTTCATCATTTCTGATACAGGTGAAGTTGTGCGTAAGTACAATGGTAACGCAAGTGGCTCTTCGAACACGCTAGTCGATAACTCGATGATTTTGTTCATGTTATACCTCGAGGCCTACTCGCGAGTTTATCCTGGTGACTCCATCGATGATTTTTTCAGTAATGTATTTCTGAATATCATCGGTGACGACAATATCCGTTGTGTATCTCTGCAGCGACCTCTGTTCACTAAAGACGTTATTATGTCTACCATGAGAGAATGGGGGATTAATCCTCGAGTTGAGAGTGAAACCCCTTCTATCATTGGTGCGCATTATGTAGCAAAAGACGTAGGAGTACGTGTGATTGGTGGTCTCAGGCATTTCGTGCCTCTGCCTGGCAGAGTGCGTTTGCTTGCTCACTACCTTTATAGCACTCCTGGTGATAATTTGCTGCTTAGCGCTATTAAGTGTAATAGTTTGTTGCTTGAAGTACCTTTTGACGACGTCTTGTGGCGTATGCTTTATACTTTCCAATCGTGGTATCTTGCTGCGAAAGGTGATATGTATAGGTGGTGCACTAGTGACCTTTCACTCATTCAGTTCGAGTCTGGTATATACCCGCGGAGTATAGTGTATGCCATGTATCTCGGGTTTGAGAATCTATGTCAAGCCTATATAAAATCGTTTGATGCAAGAATGCCCAAACAAGGAAAGAAAAAGACTGCCAAGGCTGGTGCTAAAATGGCCCAGTCAGCGCGTAAAGCACAGAGTGTTTCTAGCTCCGTGCCTTTCGCCACAAACAAGACGTCTGTTAACAAGCCAGCTCTTGTACAAGCTAAGAATGGAACTTTCGTTATCAAGCACCGTGAGTTTGTAGCTGATGTCAGCTCCGGTGGCATTGATTTTGCTTTGACTGCTTACCGTATCAATCCTGGAAACGTTAATTTGTTCCCGTGGATGGCTGGTTTGGCGTTGAACTTTGAAACGTATAAGTTTCGGACGTTGCATTTCGACTACGTCCCAACTTGCTCTGTGCAGAATGCTGGGTCTGTCGCCATGTCTATCGACTATGATGTGCTGGACGAAAGTCCGGTTAGTAAGACTGAGATTCTCACTAACAAAGGTGCCAGGAGTAGTGCACTCTGGAAGAACTTGCGCGTCTCCGTCAAAAACGAAGATGCGCAGGGGCTCGGATTGCGACGCTACTGTTTGGCTGCTAGTGAGTACTCGGCTATTAGTGTCGTGTACCCAGACAAGGCTGATCCGAAGACTTATGACTTAGGGTATTTCAACATTGCCTTGTGCAATTCAACTGTTGAATTTACCGGTGAGTTGTTCGTCGAGTACGAAGTAGAGTTACACACTCCACAAGTGCGTGCTATTGACATCTATGAGTCCAGTGGTAAGGTTAATCCCTTGCTTGGTGTCTCTAAGAATGTCATTTTTGGCACTGCGCGTAACGTGTATGGGTGCATCCCAGAGGATGGCATCAAGTACATTGGCAACAAAGCTTACATGCTGTTAAAGCATGGTGTTGAGCAGTTGCTTGAACTTGATGGTCAAGCCGATGCTGCGACA